GCATCCTGATTAATATAGGAAATCAGCTCATTTCCATTTTCCAGCTTCTTACTTGCGTAAAGGGTATTTCCCTGCGAAGTAGTAATAAATCCGGCCTTTTCTACAGTTTGTAATCTGGTATTAAGACTGCTTACTGTGCCGGATATTGAGTTATAGGAAGTTTGCAGGTTTCCTATAGATTGGTTCAGGACCTGATTATTCTTATCATAATCTGTCTTTGCCACCTTCTGTTCGATCAGGCCTTTGACTACTTTTATTTCTGAAGAGACTTCAGTCTTGGTGGCATTTGTTATAGCAGGTGTTGTTACAGAAGTTTTTACACTGATCGTTTGATTACTTGCTGTATAATCAGAGGTCACCAGAAATGGGGTGTCGGTATTGGTGGCGACAAAGTAGTATTTACCACCCCCTCGTACATAAATATACTCACGCGAACTGTTGGTCATCTGCCCGACATCACCCGCAGGAATGACATTAGCAAAAGAATAAGCAAAATCATCTATAATTCTATTGATTGGGGTTGTCCCCCAACCACCTCCATTTACAGACCAGACACAACGCACAGAGAAACCACTGGCATGAGTGGACCAGCCTGGCTTGACTCCTGAATTTAATGCAACCTCAAGCCTTATTGTTGACCGACGTCCGGGTTCACAGTAGAACACTACCGGATAATACTTCGTCTGATCCAAAGCGGATGCATCGATCCATCCTTTCCAGAGAGGTTCGGTTCTGTCGTCTGTGTAAGATTTTGCGGCATTCCTGGCCGCATCGGCCTTGGTTGTTGCATCGGCGGCAGCAGAAGTGATTGCATCCTGTTTTGCTTTATCAGCTTTGTTGGTGGCATCAGCAGCTGCAGAAGTTATCGCTTGTTGTTTTGCATTGTTGGCCTTTATTGTGGCATCAGAAGCAGCTGTATCAATAGCTTCTTTTTTAGATTTATCAACTTTTTCAGATACCTCTTTGACACTAGCTTTAATTTGACCATTTTCTGCAGTAAGTTCTGTGAGAGATTTGGTTACTTGCATTACTGCATTCTGAGCTGCATTGGCGGCACTATTTGCAGCGTCTATCCCGGCCTGTTGTTCAGAAAAAGAAGGAGCCCATACCAGAGCAGGCAGAAAACCTTCCACTAGCATTACTTCGGTGAATTTTACAGAGTTACCAAGAGTGGAGCCAGCTATACCTGCATAACACAATAAACGTCCTTCTTGTTCAGTGAAATTATTGTATGTGATTAAAAAACCTCCATTCTTATCTGCATTTAATGTTGGACATAGCACAGTACTTACATCTTTATTATAAAGTACAAAAGAATATCTATCAGGGTTACCTACTAAATTCTGAATATTACCTGCATTTACGTAATATACCGTGTTAGGCTTTATTTTAGATACATATAATCCCTTATAGGTATAATTCGTAGATCCTACGCCTATCGTAAATTCCTTCGTCCCATCCGCCAGATTCACATTATTTGCTCCGGTCTGATCTTCTTCTGCTACTGGAAAGCCTTGCAGGGGTTTATTGCCTTCGATTAGGGAGATGTTGTAAATTTTTGGATTATTAAATGATCCGATATAAAAACAAATTTTTTCAACCGTTTTGCCTAATGTTGATACTAAATCTATTCTTCCAAAACTTATGCTTAATCCGTGAATACTTCTGCTTCCATCTGTATAGTAAAAGAATATATCTCCACTTCTTGCCACAGATTTCGATTCAATACTAATTACATATTGTGTGTTTGTCTTGTATTTTATTTTATTCTCAAAAATATCAACATATTGACCATTATAAGCATCGGTTGCAATACCAGATGATCTCATTAGTGCTAAATCCCATGCCAAGTACACCCCATCTTCATCCTCTCCCCAGACTGCAATATCCTTGTTCTTCTCATTCCACTTCAACATCATTTTTTTGGATATAAGGTTCTGGGAACCGATCTGTAACGCATCCAATCTCGTCTGCGCCTCGTTTATTGCGTTCTGCTCCGCCTCTGTTACAATACCGTCTGCGTAAGCATTAGCCCTTGTTTCTGCCAAGTCTGCCTTAGCCTGCGCTATATCTGTGGCTATCTGCTTCTGATCGTTTATGGAGGGAGTCCACAATAGCGAAGTTTTATTGCCTAATACTAGTTTTACCCACTCTATTTCAGATTCTTCATTAATTTCATTGTTAGGAATTGGATATATCCGAATAAATGTATTATCAACAGCAGGCGTCCCTAACGTCCATTTAAAAGTTTTCAAAGCAATATAATCTGTATCGGGACCACCAGGATAAAAACTAGCCAATACAACATTCCCTCCAGAATTGTAAACACCCCAGCTTGTTTTATTCGCCCCTAATTTGCCTTTAATAACAATTGTACATTCTTCTCCTTGTTTGGGTTTATAGTCTCCTAAGTAAATTGTCGCTATTGGATAGCCAGTATTCTTCCATCCCTTGTTACTATTGTCAAGGAGATTGGTTTCTCCTACCTGTAGGTTGTCCAGATTACTCTGCACGTCTCCGATGGACTCTTCCACCGTTTTGCCGGACATCAGTCTGAACACCCCTTTCATGTAAACGTTCTGACAATACAATCCGAATCCTGTCAACTGCCCGAAATCTTCATCCACTATGCCATTCAAATTACCCGTCCGCATCGGTTCTTTCCCTTCAAAAGAATAGGAGTTTATCCCAGCATAGAAAGCAATGTAAGGCGAATTGTTGTCATACGCCGAAATCATTATCGCGGATTGGCGGTTTATGTCTGTCCGGTTTCCTAATAATACTATTTCTTCATCAGCCTCCGGAATGCCGCTATTCGCCTCACAATCCGTTTTTGACAAGACAAAGTAATCCGCGCCTACCTCCGTGACAAGACGCCAATACCTTTTCATTTTCTGCCCGTCAAAAACTTGGTGAAAAGCTTGGTCGCCCACTACGAAAGGATTCATTATCGTCCCACTGTCAGTATTGAAAAAGCACTTGTACCCATTCTCTGTCTCCTCTACACTTACCGTCTTTATAGCTGCCGGAGAGACACAGAACTTCCCGCCGATTGCCTTTACCTGCTGTATCAGAAACTCAAACACACTGAACTGCCCCCTTACCGTCAGATTCTGAAACTCAGCATTCCCGTCTTTTATTCTGTGTCCGCTACCAAGCGCTCCGGAGGTGAAATTCTTGGATGAGAAATTGTCGGATTGGACTAATTCAGCCGCTTTTACAGAATTAAATTCAACGTCCGCGTCTTTATGTAATTTTTGATTGAACCACTTCGGATACCACGCATTGATAAGGTTATAGAAGAGCCTTTTTATATCATCTATATTGATAAGCTGCTTTAAGGTGAATTGTATCTGCTCTATTGTATTATTTACCTTAGTGTCGTAGGTATAAAGCATCTGGTCGCCCAATTCAACCCTTATATCATCGCTTGTTTCAGTAGTACCGATAATTCTTGTCGTGATATTCCGGCCGCCTATTTTTACGGTAATTCCATCACCGATATTCAGTAATATTCCTTTCTTCTTGATATAGTGTTTTTGAACTGATAGAGACGGGGCGTATTGCGGTTCACACTTTTTGTTCAGCTCATTTTGTGTTGCCTCCCTCAATTCCTGTGTTGCTTCATCTATGTAAGATTGCGGCATATTGATGTTAAGGAGGACAAACACGTCTCCGACACGTGGCTGTCTGTTTGCATTCGGAAGATAATACCCGTCTTCTTCCTCTTTTACGATAATTGAAAGCGTCTTGTCGGTATTGTTCCAGCTGTTTTTCACTATCTCAAAGTCCAACCCGGTTAAATCTCCTGTCTGAAATTTTACAACCGGAACCTCGTTGTCTGCATAATAATCAGATAAGTTGAAAGGAATATCGAGTTTTATCTTCCAGCTTCCGGCTTCTTCAATATTATCCGGTATCGTTACACCTAACACCGTCTTGTTAATCAGGCGTGGATAGATGTTTTCATTAATATATACACCCGTAATTTTGCCGTATTTGTTTACATTCTTTTCAAGAACTTCGTTGCCCAGATTCAACCGCTTGGGGCTATCCGGAGAAACATAGTCGGCAGGCAGATTTAATGTACCTCCTTTACCTATCATTCGTGTGGTAATGGAAGCGTTTGCGACCTTTGCGAGTTTTACTGAATAGCTACCTTTGTTCCTCCCATATTCAAATACATGGTCAGTCTCTTCCCCGATTCTGCTCTTTACGGTTATGATAGTGCCCGTAATATCCCACTCCATTTTGGCATTCTCGCATACCGTTTGAAGCGCGGCCATACAATTACTATTATCAAAACTCAAATCAAGGATACTTCCGTTCTGAATGGTTCCAAGGGTAAATTCCGGATAGTCCTCGTTCAAGGAATCAATCAGCAATGTCATGAAGTCGCTGACCTCTCCATGGTAGGCAAATGTTGTCGCTCCTTCGTCCGTTATGATGGAATTGTTCAGCTTATATCCTTGAAAATAGAACGTAAGCGGATAGGTAAACACTCCGTTACTTTCCTCTATATCAATAGGCTCGAAAATCTCGTACTTTTCATTCCCGACTAAAACATAGTCGCCTATCTTTAAGTCAAGATCATTCTTTGACGAAATAGTGAACGAAACATATTTATTTCCGCTTAATGACTTCGAGATGGTATCATCAACGACAAATTCGTAAATAACGGTATTATCTCTATATATGCTATATCCTTTCATTCGATATTACGATTAATTTGCAACTGAAATCAGCGTATACTTTCCCGATAGAAAAAACGTTTTGTACAGAAAATCCATTCGTGCAAAAACATTTAATCTCTCTTTCTCTGTAATTGATAGTTCTTATTCCGGCTTTCCCAAATAGGGCATATAATGATTTGATTCTCTCCTTGAATTGCTCTGTATTTTCAGCTATTATCATACCGGAAACGGTTATCTCCGTCTTCTCTTGCCCTCCTTTTGAATAAAGTGAATAAGACGGATTTTGGGTTGTGCTCAACGATTTTGGCGCACCGATTCCCTGATAGTTTGATATTTCTTTCAGATATAATCCGAAAGAAGTCCATTTGTATCCGTCAATCTCCCCGTTTTCGGTGGGAGAGGGGAGTGTCCCAGATAAATTAACAAGAGGTTCTATGAATTTAATCGTTATTTTGCAAGCCGATTTTGTAAAGGTTTCGATGGTCGTACTTTTGCATTTTACACTCCAGCTTCCCCATTTGCATGACAACGTAAATAACTCCGGCAACTCGTTCATGAAATCATTTATTAAAGGAAGAGAAGAGTCAGAATCAGACACGATATTTCCTGTTATTGAAATATCCCGGCTGTCAAAATCCATATCTTCACTCTCCACATAAGGCTCCACGCTGTTGTCTGTAACCCAATCGTAGTAAGTAGTCCCTTTTCTTTTCGGAAGATTGAAGCATCCAGAAATGGCAATATTGCCATTTGATTTTGTTGGAATTATCCCGAATTGGGAAATAGGAGTATTATTAATATAATATTCTGCCATGCCGTCCGGTGTTGGGTGGTATGTGTCATCACATACTGATGCAAATATAATTATTATTTAGAATTATTCAAAATAAAAATCCGTCATCTTGCGTATCTTTTACTTGATTCACTTTCAATTGTTCGTAGTCTTCCGTCCATGTTTTTCAATGTGTTGTGCATATCAGACAAGACGGAAGTATTATTCGCCGTTTCTCCGGTATTCCTCGCTATCGTATTCAGTATGGAGTTACATGTGGCCATTGTAGACTTGTATGTTTCATGAAATATCGTTGTCTGCTGGCTGATAGCCTTTAATGTATCGTAGGAACCTCTCCATATTCCCATTGATTCATTTGCAGTTTTCTCCGTAATTGTTTCGGATATGGTGCCGGTTTGGCGTTTTAATTCTTCCGGAGAACTTTCCCAATTAAAAGTTTTAGCCAAATTATCCCGGTCTTTAATCATATCTTGGATTATATCTTGATAATCATCCCTCAATTTTTCTGCCTCTTTTGCAGTAATCTTATTTTCGCTTTCTGCTGCTTCTGTCCAACTTTTATACAGATTTTCTATTCTTCCCTTGTACTGACTTGCGATTAGACCGGCTATAATCGATTTTCGCAAATATCCTTCAAAGTCATCACACATATCTTCAAAGGAAGCATCCATATCCGAAAGTGAATCAATAAATCCATTATAAAAACTATCGAAGGATATGCCAGTTAGTGCTTCTTGCAATGTATTCGCAAGTTCCTTGGCTTCATCGTTGCAGTCAATGATTGCATCTAAATTTTCAGTTATTTCAGAAGGTATTTTACTCCACGCTTCGGGGAAATCTCTTCGTATAATCTCTAACTGTTCCCCGGATAATTCATACATTTGTTGTACACTGGAAATATTTTGTCCTATAGACCTTGAAATATCATTCCATGATTTCTTAAGCCTTTCGTTGGCCCGGTAAGCATAACTATGTGAGCCTACACTTGATCCTGCTTTACCTCCTACTTCCGCTAATCTTCTATAATTTTCTATTTGCTTTTCTAGCGCTTCGTTAGCTTCTTTCGCTGCCTCTACCGATGCAAATCCACCTCCAAATACAATTTTTTCCTTTGATTTATCAATGATTTTTTTGTATAGATCATTTATAGCCTCTAGTTGTTCTCTTAGCGCCTTATATTGTGCTACTCCATTATCTGATCCTAAGCCGAATATACTACCAATTGTTTTTGTAACGCCTGCCAATACATGAATTACACCCGTTACAGCACTCATTGGCTTTGTCAAATCTATCTCTGCCAATCCGTCCATGACCTGCCCTAATCCACTTAATGTTCTGGATATAGATTCGGGAACTTTAATACCAAGATTGGTAAGCATATCAACTAGATCATTCCCAGCAGAAATTACTTGCTGACCCTGTTGTCCTATTGCATTAACGGATTGTGTCATTTTATTAATGGATTCAGCTCTTTTCTTCTCAGCAGCGGAAAGATTTTTTACAGCTCTTTCTTTTGCCTCTGGATTGTCAGCTTTATCCATCTCTTTTTTTGCCTTTGTAACCTCCTCTACTGCTTTTCTGTAATCTCTATATCCGCTTACTAATTCTTCAAGGGGCTCTCTGTTTGTAATAGTTGCGTCAAGGTTTTCAAAGGCATCAACAACAGTTTTAAAATCTTCTTTACTAATAGAATCATCTACCGTAGAAAGGTATTCCTTTATTTTGTCCCGGAGTTTTTTTAAAGCATCAGTAGATAATTTGTCAAGATTACCGAATACGGATGACCAGTCGATTTCTTTTTGAAATTGTTCAAGGTCAAGTCCGGATAATTCGGTTTTCTTTTTTTCTTTTGCTACCCGGATGGATTCTTCAAGCCTGTTTCTTTCGCTTTCTTCTGTTGTTTTTGCAAGTTCTTCTTGTAGCTTTTCAATATCTTTATTATATTTTCTTTCTATATCAAGGTGTTGTTGCTGGTATGACTGATATTGTTTTAAAAGTTCGTTTAATTCATCGGTCTGTTTTTTGTACACATCAGATTCGTCTTGTTCTCTTTTTTGTTTTACAGTAGAATAAGACGTAGAAATTTGCACTGTTTGCTCAATCGTGAGTGTTCCGCCTTGTTTTGCCGCCCAATCGTCAGCAAGTTTTTTAATTTCAGCAATCTTTTCCTGATAGTCTAACCGGATTTGTGCAAGTTCTTTTTCTGTACCTTCCTGCATAAGGTCGATTTGGGCTTGCTGGTTTTGCTTACGGAGAAAGAGAAGTTCTTCATCAATTTGCTTGATTGTTTTGATTCTTTCTTCCTCTGCTTTTTGGGTAGCTTTAGAAGCTCCGGTTATAGTTTCTTTTTCTTTTGTAAGCTGGTCTATCTGTCTTTGATAGTCATTGAATTGTTTATTTGTTGTTGATGTTTCCTGAGCTTCCTTGAGGGTTTTTATTTGTTCTTCATACCATTTTACGGTTTTTTCTACAGATTTTGCATGTGCTTCCGCTCCTTCTTTTGCCCGGCGTTCGGCGTCTTCCTGGGCTTTTATATCAGAATTTACTTTATTCAATATAGAATGCTGTTCGGCCAACTTGTCTTGTAATTCTTGAAGTTGCTTATTGGCTCTGATTAATCTTTCACCACGCCCCTGTACGGCATTTTTATTTAGAAAGTCAATTTGCTGTTTAATTGAATTAATACTTTTTTCTGTTTCTTTTATACTTTCTTCAGCTTGTGCTTTTGATCGTTCTCTGGTCGCTTTTGCAAGTTGATTATTTAATTCTGTCAGATTTATCACCTTTAAAGCCTCCAAATTCATGTTATCAAAATAACCTGGATACATTTTTCTTAAACTATCTAATGCAAGTTGTCGCGCAGCAATGGATTGGTTCTCGTCCCTTGTAATAGTTATAAATGTAGCTGTATCATCTGCATTTTTTTTACTTTCTTCATTGAATTTCTTTAGAGCATCAGTTGCAGCATCTGTTTTCTTTGTGAACTGATATAAGGCTGTACCAACACCAATTAGGACTGTAGCCAATAAAACGTAAGGATTTGCCTTTGTAGCAAGATTGAAAGCAATCTGGGCATCTTTTGCCGTCCGGATCGCTTTAGCAAGGGAAATCCATGCAGAGATATTTTGAATCGTAACGGATACACGTTGCGCAGCAGCTACGGCTATCAATGAGGCTTTGTATGTTCCGTAGGTAGCAACAAGTACCTTTAATATACTTAATACTTTTTCGTAATTTTCAACAAGATATGAAGCTCCAGAAATTGCATCGGAAATAATACCTTCATTCGCCTGTCCGATTTCGTTAAACATCATATCTATCGCATCACCAAGATTTGATATTTGACCTATGATTGTTTTTGATTGACCCTCCATCAAGGCATAGAATTTACCCCCCTCGTTTGTCATTCCCTCAAATACTTTTTTAATGTCATCAAACCCAATTTTTCCGGCCGTCACCATGTCATTTATTTCGCTTGTAGTCTTTCCATACATCTTGGAAAGCTCTTGAAGGACAGGTATACCAGACGACTGGAATTGTAACATATCTCTTGCATACAATCGACCTTGTACAGCCGTTGTTCCATATAGGTATGTTAAACGTTCAAGCGGCAATCCAAGACCGGCAGCTACATTTCCTAATCTTATAAGAGTATCGTTTATTTCATCAGCAGCAAATCCGTATGCAAGCAACTGCCTTGCACCGTCTGCTACTCCTTTTAAATCAAAAGGTGTTGTAGCGGCTGTTTCGACTAATTGATTCATAAGGTTTAGGGCGGGTTCTTCTGCTCCTAAAAGAGTTTTAAATGCAACTTCCAATTGCTGAAACTCGCCACGCGTCATAGCTATTCTTTTTACTATGTCCATTCCAAGATATGCCGTAGCAGCTTGTTTCATTCGCATCCATGCCGTGCTGATAACATTTCCGGATTCATCGGTTATCACACCCATCTTTGTTACTTCTTTCCGGTATTCTTCCGCCTTGCGCCTCATGTCGTTCAAATCAACATTGACACGTATATTCATTTGTCCGTCTGCCATAATTTAAAATATTTGACTTGCGTGTACTTGTTTCGGTTTGTCTTTATCGGTGGAGTAGGAGGGTTGGCACTTTAATAACATTTGGATATTTAGCCAGCTTATTTCATGCAACACTTCATGATAGCTTAACCCTAGGCCTTTCATGGCGCCGAATATTATTGCCCAAGGACTGTCGTTTTTGTCTTCTTCGTCAGATTCAAACCTTGAAGGAAAATTATATTGGTCAAAAAAAAAGGAGAGTTCAGGCGTTCTACATACAACTCCTGCAATTCGGTCATTGCCTTTTCATCGAGATTGTTACGGATAAACTTCTTGTTCTCTATCCTGTCCTCTTCATTTCTATATAATACGATAAGGGCGATGTTCAATTGCACTTCGAGATCGTCAAGGTGGTCTAACATTACCGTCAGCACGTCCTTCCCTTGGTCTTCCTCCGAAATGCCTTTTAGCTCTGCTATCTCCGCTGATATATCAATAATCTGACCGAGTGTGAGCGGTTTTACTTTCAGTTCCTCGCCTCCAATATGTATTACCGTGTCCTTTTCATTTATTTCTTTTGCTACTTGTTGCTCTAATGTTTCCATGTCTATAAAATTAGAGGGGGATTTATTTCCCCCTCATTAGTAATTAGGCGGAAACCACCTGTTTTCTTCTCGAACCCGGAATCTGCTTGTTGTCTTTATTGAAATTCGCCATGATGGTACAGGTCAATTCGAGGTTAGACAACCCGGATTTTCCCACAACACCGGTTTCTTTTACAACGACTTCAACTTTTGCCCACTGCCGGATAATACCTGGATATTTATCGGCTGGCATGGTTTCCAATTCCACAGCCTGCAGAGGTAACATGAAAGAAACCGGCTCAACTTCCCAGTCTTTGTTCGGGTCATTTCCTTCTGTCGGCTTTTGCCACCCAAGGAAATATTTAAATGCCTCTTCCGACATATCATTTGTAGACACCGTAAATGAGCGTGTGCCTTTTCGCGTTTGTATGCTCATAGCAATGTCTTCCACCTCTTCCCATTCAACATCCAATTTTTCCGGATCTTCCTGATTCATGTTGAATGAATCGGGAACAATCATTTTCATGTCATATAACGATGCTAATGACTCGGAAAAGTCCGGAAAAGAACCGGCATTTTCTCCGGTTGTAACTGCCGGCATAAACTTTAGGCTTTTAATGCCATATACAACTCTATCTGCCATAATTATAGATTTAAATAAGTTACTTTTACTCTTAAATTTCTGAAATGCGTACCGTTGTCTTCCTTGTAATCCTTGCTTGACACAATGGAAAACTGGAATCCACTGTAATTCGTGTAATACTGACCTGTCGCGTCTTTATTTCTTCGGAATATCGGCCTTATCTCGTTGTAAGCACTATCAAGCCGTTTGGAGTTCTTTATGCCTTGTACATCGGGGATATGGATATTGACGTTTACGATAGAAGAATTGAACAATCTTTCTTCGCCAAATTCAAGCGGAAGGATTTCGATGTATTCTCCCCTATAATTAGGGTCGCGTGTATCTTCCTTAAAAACTCTTAAATTAGAGTTTTTCAGAAGATTATATACTTCCGTTTCCAACTCGCTCTTTTTCATTTCTTGAATCCTGCTTGTTTTAATATCCTGTCGATAACGTCATTTATCTGGCTTACTAAATACGATTCGGTTTCAGTCAAGACATTATATCCCTTTGCTTCGACATACTCTGCGTAATTCATTCCGGCAACGATGATAAGTGTGTATCCTGAGCCGGAAGACTTTCCAAGCTCTTCCGCGTATTTTTTCCCCTCACTTATACCTTCTCCATTGTTTCCCTCCGGACCTGAAATAGATTCAAATCCTCCTACATCAATAATATCACCGTCTTTTGCCAGCACATAACCGATTGAACTGCGCAAATTACCTGTCCGGTCTGTGAAATTTCCGTATGATTTCGCATGAGCTACAGCCTTTCCCCCGACAACGGTTTTCAATGTGAATTTTATTGCCTCTTCCACACGGCCAATTGATTCATCAAGTATGCCAAGAACTTGATTAAACTCGTTTTTACTATATGATAATCCGCTTTTCATGTCTTTATCACGTAGTTAAATTTTGTCGATCGGCTATCGATTACTGTAGCCTCCACTCCGTTCACGGTCTTATCTTTCTTTGTCAATCTTATTGTTGCCCCTTTTTTAGGCAGCTTTCCAGCATCAAAAGATTTAGGCAAGTAGACATTGAAAGAATAGATGTAAGTCCCGCTAAGCGAATATGAGTTGTTCTCCTCAATGCGGCAATCGGACAAAAATTCAAACCCTCCACCGTCTTCTCCTCCTCCACTGTCTCCACCTCCGAATATCGGGTCTCCGTTCCCATCATAGTCAATCGAACCAGGTGTTCCTCCTGAGCTTGACGTTGATAACTCTATTTTGTCCGGATAATTGTACATCAATAATACGCTGAATAGTCCTTAATTGTGTTATTTTCCTTTGTCATGTCCGGTTCTCCGAGTTCAGACGCTAACAAGGAATACCATAACAAAACACTCTCCATGTTCCATGATGTGGATGCTCCCCCCTCGCTCATATTCGCTACCGGAATGATTTGTGAAAACTCCTTGTACATCGCCATTTTGGCAATCTTGGGGTCTACATCTTCATCCGGCGTAATATTCTGATTCAACATTATCACATCAATCTCTTCCGGAGATATATAGAACTTGGATAATGTAGCAGTTATGTATTCCTTGTAGGTCATATTACATCAATTTTAAGCATCCTTGGTTTTTCTTCCCTTCCCGGTTGTATCCTCTTTCTCTTCTTCGGTTGTATCCTCTTTCTCTTCTTCGGTTGTATCCTCTTTCTTATTAAAAGGCTCAACCAAACCAAGTGCAATAAGTTCATTCCCACGCTCTTCATTGAGCGTAATGACATCCCCGGCTTTATATAACCGGGAATAGTCATATTTGTCTCTGAAATCCGATAAAATCTTTACTTTCATGCCTGTACGGTTGTGGTGTCCATAGTATAAATTCTATCAACGTTCGCGATTACAGGAACGACACGAGCCTGTGAAGTGGTGTATTCGCGGAGAGAAGGACGATTTTCCCGGTATTTGGAAACGAGCAAATACTGGTCTACCGTCTGATAGTTTACTCCCTGTACAGGGTGATTCATTTCTGCGAGACGCGACCACACCAAGGAGCCTAACTGACGATCACAAACAAATACAATCATCCCTTTCTTCCATGGTGTATTGTTTGTCTGTGTCCCGTTTTTCTCCGTCTTGATAGTCCTGTCAACTTTAGTAACAGTGAAATTAAACTTACTTGACATTACCCTGTTTGCCTGGGTGTTGTCAAGTACAGGGATATTGGTACCGACGAAACCCTGCAAAAATGCGAACTGCTGGCGTACCTGGTCGGATGCGTTGAAGTTGTCAAACCATGCTTGGTCAGCATAAGCTCCGATGATAACATTGCCGTCTTGTTCAGCTTTTTTAAGAACTTTCCGGATATCATCAATCGGCTTTGAAGTTGATGCGTTTCCTTCCCAAACGACCTTAACGCTGAATTTATTTTCGGTAAGATATCCGTAATCCACACGTACACTGGTGCCTATATTGTCGGTATCTGCCAATGCCACACCGGTAGACAGGCCTTGCAAGAACATCAATTCGATACGCTCCCAGATACCGGCAATCACGCGCGGAGTGTCCTCGAAGATTTTGGCGATGATGGTTTTTTCATCAAATCCCTGTGCGAGTAACGTATCAATGTCCGTCATCTGCTTTTCGTTAAGGAACAATTCCATGCCCATCTTTGGAAGTTCTCCGCTTGCTTTCTCCAACGAATCACGCTTTTTCAACGGAAGCGGTGAATCCATTGCAACCACATCGGCGGCAACCCGCGTATATTGTCCCGTAAGGGATGCCCAACGGCCATCTACGGAATAATCCGTTTTAAGCAACTGCTTGAACATATAAGACAGCTGCGTCTGATTCTTGTCGTTCAGTTTTTCCACAATAGCCAAAATCAGCTTCGGGAAGTTTTTCTGAATCAAATCAAAGTAAAGTGATTTTTCCATGTCTTAGTCCTCCTGATAATCGATTAACGGTAATGCGGTCTTCAATGCGGCGATAAGCTCGGCACTCATGGTGTATGGTGCTGCTTTTGGGTTGATGGTGCCTCGCGTCATGATAGCGGCAAACGGTTTGCTTGCCGGGATGGTTGCTACGAGAACCCCATAATACTTCGACGCTGATTCATTGCCAAGTGGGGTATATGCTTCCTCGCTGACAGGCAGAGGCTGAATCTTGCCGTCTGACGTTTCAATAAGAATGTGTCCGGCTTTTACAAATTTCTCCGTGTATCCTGTCAAGTCAAGCGAGCGACCGCCACGGATGCCGTCAAAGTAATTCACGATAACGATATTGTCGTTACCGGTAATGACTCCTTGTGGCTCATTCACTAAATTTACTACTGTCATATCCTTCTGATTTTAGATTAATAAACTATCCGCAATTTCCTTGGCTTGCTCTTGAGTGATTTCGCCTTTGTTTTGCGGAAAACCACCTCTTTCCGGAATGCCTTTGTCTACCATGTGCTGTTTATATGCGGTTAGATGTGACGTAATCCCAGCGTTATCAAGTTCTGCCGGCACGTTGAGATACTTCAAGTCTGATTCGTCGATACCCAGCCTTTTGGCTTCGGAAGAGATAAAAGTGTTCCGGTCGGTATCTGCCTTGTCTTTTTCGTAAGATTGGATTTTCTCTTGAAAAGGTTTGACCGCTTCGGCAACTGCCGCCGCAATCATGGCTTTCATATCGTCCGGTTTGGGTTCTTCTTTCTTTTCAGGATCGCCCCCTTTGTCCTGCTTGGCTTTCAGTTCGTCGTACTGCTTTTGGAGTTCGGATTTCTCCGTCCTTATCTTGTCTACATCGCCCTGAAATGCTTTCAACAGGGGTTCAACCCCCGCGATTGCCGCCTCGATTTGTGATTCTTCTGTGACGGTTTTAGATAAGTAATCGGCCACTCCGTCAAAAGCCTTTTCGCCAAACCCTAAATTTGAATACTTAGTTTTTAGCTTAGATAGGATTTTTGTTTTCATTCGTGATGAATAAAAAAAGGCAAACGTCCGATAGTATAAATACAACTATCAGGCGCTTGCCTTTTCTGTTAGTAATTCCGTTATTTTAATGGGCAGTGTACATCATCATACACCTGATAGTATTGCAAATGTACACATTATTTTTATTTAATCCAAATAAAAATTACAAATCTTTGAACACCTTTGGATAAATGAAATACTTTTCCGCATATTTAGGATTATTTGTGACGTAGTAGGGTAGGGCACTCCATCCCGATATTTGTTTTTTATGAGTTTGTGACCATTTGATGAACTTATCTGGTATGTCGGTTATCATCTTTGGTTTTACCGTTGTCGGTTCTTTGCCGTCTAATATCGCTTGCGTCATAGCGGCAATGTCTTCTTGTGTAGCGAATATCGGCGTCATGATACATCGGCAATGCGGATGCCATCCGTACCATACGAAATCTTTTGGGTACCTGCCTTGTGCATAGTCGCATATATCAATAAATGGCTCCGGCTTTCCTGTTTTCGGGTTCTTTAGCGTGTGGTTGTTCGATAATCTGATTTGAAAGCCTACAATTACTGGATTGTTTTGATAACTTTCCCATTCAGCCATCCGGTAAGAATTGTTTATTTCTGTTGCTGCAAGTCTTCTTGCGTTCATGTAGGAAGACCGATATACGCCTTGCCCGGGGTGATATTGCTTCGCCGCTTTGCTTAGCTTCAATTCTCCGGTTTCCTTGTCCCTTATTCGGCGGAATAGTTTTTTCGGTTCTTGTAGATATTCCCTTAAATCCTTGCTTAGTTTTTGCGCCGATTCTCCGTTTGACACGGCAAGTTGTACGGATTCTTCAATTTGTGCCTTTATCCCGTCTTTCCATACCCTTGTGGATATGTCAAATTTATCTTTATTGAATTTAAAGGCATCCATCGCCTTATTCCGGTGCTTAAACAATCCGGATTTCCGCAAATTATCGGCTAATTCTGTAGAAATCTTGCTTAATACAAGCGTTTCCGTGACTTTTTCACCAATTCTCCATGCCGTTTCTTGGGCCGATGTGACAATAGAGTATATTTCATCGATAAGTTTGTCTATTTTCCCGTCGATGCCTTTTATTCCGTTAATATCAGAGAAAGATTTCAACTTTTTACCAAATAGATACGATTTAACACCCGGAATATTCGCTATTTCCTTTGAAAATTCGGAATAAAGACGCTTCAAACGTGCTGCAGTCTGTGCGTCCAATTCAAGCAACAGGTTATATAACTGATCGGGTGTTAAATCGTCTGTCTTCATCTTCTCTTTCTTATTTCTCTTCTTTTTGTTTTTCCGTCTGGATAGTCTTCAAGATATGAATTTCTGAACACGGAGAGGACATGAAGCCAAAATCGGTATAAATTATTCCTCTTCTTCATTTTCTTGGTCCCGTTGGAATTCCCCTAATAAGGAGCCTTGCGCCTCAATCTGTTGTTCCTGCCTTTCCTTTATCTCCTTCAGAATCTTGTCAAGTTCGACACTCGGGTCATTGATATAGTCGATTAACGTAAGTGCGGTTTCCCGGCTTATCAATTCAGAGCTATAAAGATTTATAATGTCTGCTATCTTTTCGCTCACATCGTCCTGAAATGGTTCGGCAAGCTGGCATGAAACCGAAAGATTTTCAACTTCTGACTTTAAAGATACGTCAAGCACATTCCCGATAATCGCCTTTATAATGCTTGCTTCTCGCTCATGTGCAATGTAGTATATCTCCATATTCTTCGCCCTCTTCATGTAGCCTAACGCCATAGCCCTTTTTAACGCCCTGCCTGTCGGTGCGCCTGCTGCTACAAGTGCGTCAAATGATAAGTCCGGCGTCATAGATAGCATATAGATACACTTTTCGAGGTCTTTAATCTCCTCTCTTTTCAAATCGACAGCAGTATCTACGGAAAGATAGTCAAATTTGCTGTCTTTGCTCGGTACGCCGACCACTTTACCGCCTCCTGCTTTTTCAGTGTCCGGCAATCCTGCCGTGTCTTTTTTGCTCTTTAAAGATTCGGCAACGTCAGCAGACATAACCAGTATCGGGTCGGCAACATAATCGTTTACATCGGATACGCGGGAACGGAGTGCCTCGATTCTATCTATTAAAGGCTGAATGCCGTACCAAGCCTTGTTTTGTGTGACATAGACAACAGGGATTTTACCTATCTCGTTTTTTTCTGCTACAACTTCCCAAGCTCCATTTGTTTTTTTGCATCGGTAAATAATAGTCGGGTAGTATATATCGAAGTGGTAAACCGTTTTTACCCCCTCCAACAGGTAATATCCATGCCCGAAAGAAAGCATGTTGTCGTATTGGTCGAAGAGCGGCCTTAATTCATCCCCTTTGCTTTTTGCGAGGACTTTAACACCAACCTTTTTCTCTCCAGCATCATTTTTGTAAACATAGTACAATTTTGCCGCCTCTGTTTCCGCGCCGGCTAATCTCTTAAACTCCCTCTGTGTGGTGTTCCATCGCGTGTTTTTCAGTACATCGGAATAAACTTGGAAAGCTCTATCCGCTCCGTCTGAATCCTGCTGCCATGTCGGAGGGTTCCCATACATGAATGTCAGTTCTATTTCATTTATGATTTGCTGATAGGGAGCTGATAGTTTTGCGAGGACTTTAGGAGGTCTCCCGATTCTAATTTTGTCTTGTTTACGCATAATCTTATGCGTATCTGGATTGTACTCTAAAATAGCCTCGTTTACCTCTTCGTCCCTGTTTTGTAACAAAGAAATGACCTTTGAAATGTCCCTATCCCGGATCAATTCTTCAACAGTCCGATTAATCCCTATAGCATTCTGAATAGTGTTTGATGCCGAATTGAAAAAAGTAGATAATAGATTCATGGCTTGCCGTTCTGTTTTGGGTGCCTTGTAACATCACAAGACAATGCAAATATAGTGATTTTCAGTTATAATATATCAATATCAAACTCATCTTTGTCGTAAAATACTTTCCGGTCGTAAATATGTCCTAATATTTCAGCAAGCACCCAATATCTTACTGCGTCAATGGCATGGTTGAACTTGTCAATCGGTTCATTTAGCCATTTTCCAGCCTTGTCTTGCAAGTAGGTATAATTATTAAACTCCTTTATTACATTCGAACTTCTGCGAGTAATACATATCTCGTATTCTTGCATTTTTTGAATGCCGGCCATCACACTACCTTTGAACTTCTCAACAGGGTAGATGTTTATTCCAGCATTATATATTTCTTGAATCAGTCGAGGATCTGCACTTTCGGAAATAACTCTCATCTTCGGCACGCCTTTGAACTCTTCTATTATGTCGCCGGCTAACATGTGCGTCTTATAGCATATTTCATCTATGTATAGCTTATTGTCAAGCAAACCAACATTCACTATAGCTGTAGGGTCATGAGTATATCCAAAGTCGTTAGCGTATCCGCGCTTCTTGCAATAATCCGGTATTGAATCAACTAACGTGTATTTAGGGAAAACAAGCCCTTCGACCTGACATTGCAATCCAAGCCCATAAACCCGCCATAGGGATTCATTTTTATATTTCAAACTCTCTATTTCGTCAACGATTGTTTGCTCAAGAAATGGGTTGTCCTTGTATGTAGTTATAAAATGATAGGTGCGCGGGTCTCTATTGATTTCACAAAGCCAGTGATCATCGGAAAAAGACGGGTTATAATCAATAACGGCAAACTTTGTCGTTCTCATTTTAAGCTGCTGCCATTCAATAAATGATATTTCGTTAGCCTCATTCACGAATAATATGTCGCGCTTACGCCCTCTTATCTTCTGCTCATCATCAGTAGAGAAAAAATCAATCCATGATCCGTTGGGAAATGTATAGATGAAGTCTGTTTTGTTCATACATCCTCTCTCATCATATATTCCCATATTCCGCATTATCTCCTTGAAATCAACAAATACGGTAGCCTTTAATGCCGGAAGTGTCTTTCTGACGATAGATAATCTTAAACCGGGATTCTGTAATAAATAGGTGATAAGTCTTATAAGGATGTTGTATGTCTTACTCGAACGACTGGAGCCTTGCGCCGATATCGTGGTATATTTGCGCTTTTTTTGTCCGTCTACAATATCAAACTGATTAATGGCATTATCAACAATGGAGAATATTTTAGTAGTTTGTATCTTCATGTTCTACATCCTCCCTTTTGTCAATAATCTCGATGTCGATTTTGGGGATTAAGTCTTTCCCGTCCTTTCCTGTTATCTCTGTTGTGTTTGGAATTTTTCCAAATATGCGTTCTGTGATGTCGTTTAAGGTTTTGACCTCGCCACGTCCAGAATCTTTATACAATGCCCGGCACACGTTTACAATCCAAATCGGCGTGTTTTCATCTTCTGCGATGCTATTTATCTCTTTCTTGGTGCATTGCATCAGATAGGCAATAACATCTTTATATTCCTCGTGGGATATGTTGTATTTCTTTTTGGCGATGGTGTATAGCTTGGGTTTTCTGCCACGATTTACAGGCTGATTGTCACTTGTAAAAAGTGTTTTATATCCTTTTTTATTTCCTTTCTCAAATTTTGCCATTTTTCGCCGTTTTTTCGCCGTTTTCAATAATTATTCATCTAGAAGCACGGGTCGGGATGTCCTTGTTGGACAGTAATTGTGTTATTGTGCTATCGGTGAGGGCTCTAGATATCTTTGCCGTAGTTTATTTCTTTATTGTCATCTCTTTGCTTTTTTATATATCTTAATATCCATTCCTACTGACCTTGCAACAGCAACGGGACGACTACTTAAAAAAGATATATTATTTTTTAAGTCGTAGTATCCAATATCAACAGGCTTTGAATGAGGATAATATACCTTTCCGTACAGTCTTTTTTTGTCGTTTTTTTCCCATAATTTCCATTCTATAGTACCAACAGGTTTACCATGAATGTCTATATGAAGTTCTGGGACCTCAATAATTCCATCTTTTGTATTATATGTTTTAAATCCTTCCCTTTGTTTTATTGTTTTCCCTCTGCTACTTGATGAACTACTACTTCTAACTTCTCCGCTTGTTTTAGCCATTTTCACCTCCTTTTTTTAACTCTGTTAGCCATAAACTGCTCCACATACAGCACATTATTCTGTATGCAAAGCTCTTTTATCTTATCTCCTCCGCCGTAAACCATCATGTTAGGATTATCTTTCCCTGATATTTCACGGGTGATTTGGATTTCTTCTTTCAAATATTCTTGTCTGTCGGCATATCCTCGTGTGAAGAATGCGTTATATCCGTTAGGGATGCCGAGACGGTTGTACTTCTGAAATTTCCTCGATACGTTCAGGTCGACATAAATATTGGCTCCGCATTCTTGCCAATATCTGGCAATCCACCTCTTTTTATATATTTGTTGTAAACCGTAGGCGATAGGGGTTGTATCGAATAGAGACAAGTTGGGCTCTACCAAATCCGTACATCCGCTATTCAGTACCTCGTTAGGATTCTTCCATATCGCTTCAAACCGATAATCTTCCACATAAAAATGATAGGTGGATATGCCTTTCTTCGCTCTTTTATCACTTCCCCATCCAGAGAAAGGCAAAAGAAGACCGCTTTTGGGCTGTCCGTCAATCTTTAGGTTGGGTATGTCAAATTCATTATTGCTGTCATAAATCCGATCGCCCAACATCATCGCATAGTAATCGGCATTTTCATCCTCTTCTTCCTCATCCTTTTTCGGATCTTTGCTTTTTTTCTTCGGCTCTTGCCATACATCAAATCCCCAATCGTCCAATTCTTCCATATCCCATTCATTGGCTATCATATCCCAATCAGTTTCACCGAATGAATTGTTATCTTGAATCACTATTTCACGGAGTTTCTTTGTAGGCATGTCCTCTGGAAGAATACATACAGGCACTTTTTCCCATCCTAATTCAGAATAAGCATTTAGGCGCATATTACCACCCAAGGCAATATAATTTCCGTTGAGAGGGTAGACGATGATTTCACGGGCTTCTGTCAGTTCGGGAAGAGCCTTTATGGATTTGCATAGTTCCTTGAATTTCTCTTTGTCAATGCGCCTCGGATTTTGCGGTATATCGTTTATCTGTCCCTCATTAGGCAAGACTAAAGAAATATCAACTTTATCATGAATTACTTTTTGTTTCATGCCAGCCGTTCAGATTAGTGTGTGTTGCTACATAACAACAAAACAAAAATAGCGATTATTTATAATAAATCCAAATAACGCATTCAGAGAATATTTTTGAAAGAACACAGTGGCGCACTTCCTAGAGCTAGCCATAAAAATCAACCAAGACTACGTTAATGTCGATCTCGACTTAATAAATAGAGTAAAAGACATTAAGAACAAGAGCAGATTCTTCAATGCTTCCATTCGGGAAAAGTTGGAGCGGATAGAGACATTTATAAAAGAGGCAAACGAAATAGAATAACGAGGTTGATCCCCGTTATCCTACTTTTAAAGTTACAGACTTCCCGCAATGCGGACAGGTAATACGGATACTACTACTTTCTTCTTTAAATAACTCAGGAACCGGTACATCTAAAGCCTTAGCTATTTCGTATAACTTTTGTAATGTAAGATTCCGGTTCAGCAGCATAGATAAACCAGGCTGTGTTATTCCCATCCGTTTGGCTAACACCTGCATGGTTATTCCTTTCTCCTTTGCAATCTCTTTTACTCTTAGCATATATGTTATATTTAATATTATCGACAAAGATAGATAAATAATGTATATCCGGAAAGAATTTTATATTTTTCAATACATAAGTGAAAAATATTTTTGTTTTTTCTTGTGTAATATTAATATATGTGTTATATTTGTATCGAAATAATAATACATGATTTTAAAAAATAAGGCTATGAAAATTTATAACTACAAAACAGGTAAGGCAGTTTTCGTAAACAACGAAAAAATAGAAATTAGTAATAAGGTTGCTGAAATTTTGGAAAACTACACTATGTTTCCTGAAAACATGTATCAGGATTTGGGTATTGAAAAACGCCCGTTTGTACAGGATAAGGATGGAGACGTATTAAAAATGGCAGAATCTACCGAAGTGGAAAATTTCGAAAGTAATGGAGAAAATAACTTTAATGTTACTTTTATGCTCTACAAAGGGGTTGTATTTGGAGTTTACGGTGAATATGAGGGACAGGATGCAAGCTGTTTAAGACAGTTTGATCTGAATCAGGTTTATAATGAATTTAAAAACACAAACAAATAAACTATGGATTTAATCGTACTGAAAAGAAATGAAGAAGATAATATAATGTATATTATCGAAGAAAATAAGTTTGAAACGACTCGCCTATCGGAGTGCTATGACAAGTTTGGACAAAAGATCGGCAAAGAAAATGCCGAGGATTATTGCTTAGAGAATAGTTATTGCACTGAATTACGGGAAAGATTTTTAAATGACCTGCAGACGGCCGGTTTTGAGGTAGAAAATAAATCTTGGGAAGATTTTGTTGAGAGCGATGACAACTCCATCAAGGAGTTTGTCGAAAACTGGCGTGATGAAAACGAGGTTTACACAGAAGCCTTAGCCTACAATTACTGGGATGGAAATAACTGGAGGTCTGTAATTTTAGACGATGACGCTAATGGTTATAGCGTTAACTACGAAAAGGTAGAGCAAGAACTTGCTGAGCAAGTTCTTACAGCGTACAAAAATGTAACTTTCCCTGATTACAAATTTGGGAAGAGTGAAGTAGAGTCGGATGGTTTTGTGTTCTTAAAGACTCAGTATCCAGGTGATCCATTCCTGACTACTGTTGAACTCTAAAATAAAGGAATTTGCCTGCTTAGGGTTTAGGTGCCTGAGCATATGTTAATCTAAAAACTTATGTCAGGCAGTTTGTTAGCATAAGTTTTTGAGGCATAAAAATAATTTATTTTACCTTTATTGGTGTATTTTCTTCCAATTTTATATATTTGTGGTGTCCACTGTAATCGGAATTGAAATTTGTTTTTTAAGAGGTACACTTAACCTCTTGAAAATTTTAATTGAACCATAACAGTGGACATTTTTATTTCAACACTACTTGCAATTTCAAATAATAATGTATATTTGTAATCCCTTCTGCATTGGAATTGAAATATGTATGTGGCTGTTTTATTATGCCTTGAATTGTACCAGCAGAAGGGATTTTTAAAAGAACATTACTGTAATGGAATTGAAATATATATAGGGCTGATTGTCTTAATTGTCTTAAATCGAACCAACAGTAATGTTCTTCTGTTTTTTTAAAATTTAAAACGATGGGAATTGAAGAAAAAATTGTCGACCTGTTAGGGAATTATGTTTCATGTGCATCTCTAACCGAAGAACAGAAAGAATTAACACCTGAACAGAAAGAGTTTTATCAGGCGGCGGATATTTGTTTTGAAATCCTGACAAGGACAAAATTAATATCCGGAATAGTAATAAAGCGGCCGGATGAATTTAAAGAGGCATGGGAAGAAGATAAGCCTGAGTTTGATTTTATGTCTAAATACGCTATTTCTACCTGCGAAATAGCTGATGAAGTCATGAAAAAAATCCGGGAATGAGAATAAAAGTAATCCTAAATGCTGATCCCGGAGATTTTATTGATATTAATTATCAATATAGCTTAGCAGCCTGGATTTATCGCGTTATGGATAAATCGAATTCGGGATCGGCAGAATTTTGGCATAATTCCGGGTTATCATTTTCTGAAACAGACAATCGGCGTTATAAATTTTTTACATTTTCTAATCTGTATATTCCGAAGTTCAGGCTGGAAGGAAGGAGAATGTATATTTTGTCGGATTATATTTCATTTATTTTCTCTACATATATAGATGAAATTGGATGTGATTTTATCGGGGGATTATCTGAAAACCCCGGATTTTATGTTGGTAAATATCTTAAAGTAAAAGAAATACAGGTATTAAGAGAAGATGATATTAAATCAGGCGTAATACTAAAGGCCAAATCTCCTATTTACGTTCAGTCGGATAGTCTGCATTTAAATCCGATAGAACATAAAGATATTTACTCTGCTGCAATACACAAAAATTTAGCTTCTAAATATAACGTATTTTATAAGTCTGACCGCTACGATTTTATTCAGACCTCTGTAACGATTGTGTCTGGAATTAGACAAAAACTGATTACTATAAAAGAAGGGAAGGATTCAGAGACTAAAATTAAAGGATTTCTCTATACATTTAAAGTCGAAGGTGATCCGGACCTGATCGAAATAGGTTATAAATGCGGATTTGGGCAAGGGAATGCGATGGGGTTCGGTTTTGTCGATGTGATAGAACAAAAGGATGGAATATAATTCTATAGATAGTTAAAAAAGGACCGGGACTATTCCCCGGTCTTTTCATACAATACATAGTCTATTACTTTTCTATTTGCTTCGTCTACTTGTGTGTAGTCATATTCACGGTATTTCTCAATAACTTTTTGCGACGACCGCATTTGTGCTTTGTCTATTGTTTCGTCTGGTATTCTGAGTTTACCTGCAATTGTGGCCCACGAATGGCGGGCATAGGCAAAGGTAAAGTATTGTATTTTATCCTTCGAATCGCGCTTGTTATTTATTTTGTCTATTGATTCTCTGATGCTTTCGTTTACTATGCGTAAAAGCGTTGCACGGTCCGTATATAACGTTTTTATCAATCTCGTTTTTGATGAATCCGCATATCGATTAATAATCTCTATTATTTCCGGTTGAAGTGTAAGTTTTAGCTTTACTTTATTACCGGCTTTTCTGAATGTCTTTAGTCTTTTTACATCTATTCCCCTCTCAAAATATGGCATATAAAATATATCTTTCATGTTCATACCGCACAGAAAGAACGACAAGAATAGAAAATCTCTCCCTATTCCCGTTGTATCGTAAATCTGTTTCAATACACCTGCTTCAATACACCTTATTTCCGTGTCGTAATCCGAAGGTATTTTGAAATTTCGGAAAGGGTATAAGTCGGCACTTATCAAACCGTCTCCAATTGCAATATTAAAGATTCTCTTTATATTCCGGAGATGCTTATTAAAGGTTACTTCCTTGCCTTTGTACTTTAAGAAATACGCCTTTAATTGGATAAGAGCGTTCCTGTCTATACTTTGGAAATGAATAATTTCGGATTTGAAAAATTCAATCATAAGGTTTTTTGTTCCTTCAAAGGTAGAAGCATATCCGCTTCTTTTTAATTCTTCGGGTGCTTCTTCATTTTTAAGGTCTTCTATTTGCTTTGAGATAACCCCAATGAAATCAGATACAGATTTTAGAGGTTCTTGGGATTTAGAATTGATATTGTCGTAGGTGACAAATAACTGCTTTAAGGTTTTGACGGATGCATTTTTTACCGAATCACCGAGTTCTTTATAATAAGTTTCATATCTGCTTTTTTGAGCAAATAGATCTGAATTCCATTTTGCTGCTTCTTGGAATTCCTTCTTTATTATCCCATTATCAGGGTCAAAAAAAGTGGGTTCGATATAATAGGTAGTTGGAATAAAGGTGGGATCTTCCCCTTTTTTCTTAATCTTAATTTTAATATTCCCTTTCCCTGTTTTTCCTGAAACGTCTCTTAGCACTACACTTAATTCCATAATGTTTATAATTTTTTAACTATTAAATGGGCTAAAAATAGCCTTTAGACCTAATTTTGAACGTCATTTTTTATGAATTGTTTCAAAAACCTTGAAAAATTTCTACTGGATTTCTACTGGAATACCCCTCTTTTGGACACAAAAGTGTGCTTTTTGTTACCTAATCAGGTAGAGTAAGAACAACAAAAAAGGTGTTAGAATATAATCTAACACCTTGATTTTCAAATTGTACTCGAGGCGGGAATTGAACCCGCACGGCCGCAATGGCCACAGGATTTTAAGTACTAATTTGTGTCCTTATTTCTATGGTTGAAAATCAATTTGTTAGATTATTTTTGATAGAAATTTCTACTGGTTTTCTACTGGTTTAACATTTCCGTCTAAGCCGCTACCTGATTCTATTGTTATATTTTCTTTTTCGGTCATTTTGCCTGATTTTTGGCTTATATTTAAGTATTAGTCATTCAAATAGTTTTTTGCACTTTCAATAATTTCTTTTGAATAATTATATAACTCTTCAAGAGACGTAATTAGGTATTTTGTTCCTTTTTTATTTTCATCAAATACTTCAAGATATTTATTCGATCGATTAAAATGTAAACGACAGATAGGTTTTCTATTGTTATCATCTAGTAATATGCCAAAATAAGAGATGGTATCTCTATATATAACTCTATTTAAATCAACAATCCCATGTAAAATTGATTTTACAATATAGAATCCTTGCAATTCTTCTTCTGTAGTTACAATTAAATCTTCTCGGCTTTCTTCTTGTATTTGTTGTTCCTGATCTTGAGATTTAATTTCATCAGTTTGTGATTTTATTACCGATTTAAGTTTGTCGCTTATGTAATCACTGTTATACTGTTGAAAAGCTCTTCTTAACATATCTCTAAATTGTTCAACAATTGGTTTCGTGAGCATTGACGGATATACTTGTTTTGCAAAGTATTTTACAAATTCATCAGAAGGATCAGCTATTTCTTTAACGATTAGATTTCTTAATTCTGTAGTATATTTTAACTCACTTGCAGTATTTAGAATAGATTCAATATCAAAGTAACTTTTATGAAATTCTTTTAACTTTTCAACTTGAACCTCTTTTAAGTCTTCTATGTTAATCTCAAAAAATGGTTTGTCATCCATTTTATTTGGCTCTACTAGGTCAGCATAGAACTTATAAATTATGCCGTTTGTGAGTATACCAAATTTAGCTTTAGATACATGATAGTACCTTAGAAGCTGCCCACTATGTAAATTTAAATCTTGCTTCCAGTGTTTGCATTCGATTAATATAATTGGATCTCCATCTTTACAAATTGTATAATCAATTTTTTCACCTTTCTTTGTTCCTATATCACAAACACATTCTGGTATCACTTCTGTTGGATCGAAAATATCATATCCAAGAGATTGTATGAATGGAAGTATAATAGCTGTTTTTGTGGCTTCTTCTGTTGCAATACTTTCTTTTAACTTGGATGCACGCTCTCCAAGTATTTTAATTTGATCTTTAAAATCCATGTATTATAATTTTAAATTAGCACACGACTTTTTTCAATTTTGTTTTCTCTGATGGCAAAACTCTATAACCTTAGATATTTTCTTATCATCTCCACCTTCCCTGTGATCGAATATTTTTTTGAGAAATCCATTTTGATCATTTATTATATCTAATTGTCGATTTATTGCCTGATTATTTAGGCGAGTACTTTCAGCACTATTTTTTTCTTGATCCTTAATAATACTTAACTGCGCATTCATTGTATCAGTTAGCATTTTTACAACTTCGGTGAAGTCACTCATAATATCTTTTATTAATATTAATACTTTTTCATCAGTATTAGTTATACGTTCTTCACTAAAATTTGTTTCTTTTTTACTCATGTTAACCAACCTTTTTTTGTCCAGGAATATTATTTTCAGAAATAAGATCATCTATTTTCTTGCACAACGTTTGAAGATATTTTCCTTGATTATCAAGTGATTTTTGTAAAGATTCAATCTTATTAAACATTTCCTTCTGTTCTTCAATATGTTTTTGCTCTTTACTATTAGTCACTTGTTTTAATATATTAGCCTGATCACTGATCACAGACAATAAGGACTTAATTGTCTCGGTCTCACTTTTATTTGCCTCCGGGACTTCGGGAAGCTGAATGTCATTTTGTGAATCTGATTCGGAAATATTTTTAATCATTTCTCCTTCTCCAGTCATGACCCATATAGGATTAATATCAGAATATATTCTTAATATATCAGAAACTACATTTGCGGATATACTTTTAGTTTTTCTCCAATATCCGTTAGATGCATTTATCGAATTCTCAAAAGAATTTACGCTAATTCTTTTTTTATCAATGTATTGCTGTATTCTTTCTTTTACTCCCATAACCTATCATGTTAATTATTCTTAAATCAAGAAATATATTCTAATATTTCCATTGAAATTAGAAATATACTCTATATCTTTGCCTTGTAATTAATAACAATCACGTTTCCAAAACGGAAAAACAAACGATAATTCACAAATATAAAAAAACATTTTGATATGAGCCTTTATAAAGCGCGAATTTTATATGAGAAGGGGGTTATCCCTAAGTTAGCAAAATATTTCGGCGTATCAGAACATACGGTTCGAAATGCATTAAGATTTGTTACAGAGGGGGAGCAGCCCGAAGCAATTCGCAATGAAGCATTAAAGAATTACGGATGTGCTTTAGTTAAAAAGCCTTTAACGATTAAAGAGTGATTCGCCATGAACCTGATCCTCCGAAATACCGATCGTATCGAAATGTCGATGGCTGAATTTATTGATTTCACCAAGAGCGTTGTCAAGGAAGCCGTTGCCGAAACTTACGGGGAATATATGAGCCGGAATGAAGCAATTAGGCATTTGGGCAGTCGGAAAAAACTGGAGCAAGCAATCAAAATGAAGTTGATTAATCCTGATAAGGGGAATGGTAATCAGAAATGGCGGGTAAAAACCCGTGAAGTCATTGAAGCATATAGAATAATTGATAAACTATGAAAACTCTTTCAATATTAGCCTTTCTTCTTGCCCTTGGAATATTAGGATGCAGTATTTACGAAGGGCAGTACCATAGTCTTCCTTTCGCAATAATGTCCGGTATTTTGGGTTGGGCGATGTGGCCGGAGAAGAAACAGGACTTCGGTAAGTCTCTTCGGAATAATAAAACTTGGAAAGAATAATTTTTATAATATGGAAACAAAAAAAATCAGAAAACAAATTTTAATTATAGCGATCCATTTAATTATAGCGATCGTATTCTTTGGATTTTGGCTGCCATTCAGTATCAGCCACGAATCGAACGAACTTCCTATGCTGGGAGCATTTACACTTGGTGTATATGTAATTTTCTATTTCCCCATTATTTATAAACTAATCAAAAAACTGAAATGAAAAAACTATTATTTGCAATTTTATTAGGAGCCTTGTTTGTTTCTTGCTCTAAAGTTCCGGCCGGGAATGTAGGTATTAAATTTTATCTCCTTGGTAAAGACAAGGGTGTCGACTACGAGGCACTTGGTCCCGGCCGTTATTGGATCGGTATTAATGAAGAATTGTTTTTATTTCCCACCCAACGTCAAAACAAGGTATGGAGTGACGATGAAGAAGGTAACCGGGGCTTTGAATTCCAGAGCAAGGAAGGAATGAAATTATCGGCAAATGTCGGTATCGAGTACCAAATCGAAGAAGTTAACGTTCCCCGGGTATTTGAAATGTACAAAAAAGGATGCGAAGAAATATCTAACATCGTTCTTAGGAATGCCGTCCGTGATGCATTTAACAAAGCATCTTCCACCCGAACAGCAGAACAAATGTATGGTGAAGGTAAGATCAGTTTTATTGAAGAAGTAAAGAAGATAGCAACAGAGAAGGCAGCCGAAAAATATATAAAACTGAATGATATCTATTTACTCGGAAATGTAGGAGTTCCGGAAAGTGTTACGATCGCCTTGAATAATAAAATTAAAGCTATGCAGGAGGCAGAACAGAGGGAGAATGAAATTCGGGGCGCAGAAGCTCAGGCCAAGAAAGATATCGCAAAAGCAGAAGGCGAAGCTAAGAGCTTATTGACAAAAGCAAAAGCAGAGGCAGAGGCCAACCGAATTATTTCAAATTCCTTAACCCCAACTCTAGTCGAATACGAAAAGATTAAGCAATGGAATGGGATTCTACCACAGGTACAGGGGAGCGGTGCTTCTATTGTCAATTTGAAATAAAGATACGTAATGGCGGAGGAATTTAGCAAGGTTTGGTCCGGCTTAAACAAAGCAAACCTAACACCGCCCCGGGTGAAAGTAAGGGGGAACAGGGTGCGGAACCTGTATAAAAATATGTCGTGAGTTCTTTGGTCCGGTGACATTCTTTTCTTTACACCACAACACCTCCATTCACACCGGACCTTTTTTAAGTGACAATAAAGTAAGTGTTTGTTTCAGCCTTAGTCCTGTCGTGAGACAGCACGAAAGGCAAAATTTTAAAAAAAAGGTTATGAACGACAGAGACAAAGAAATTGAAGATCTAAAAAAGCAGCTTAGTGCAGCAAATGCATCTTGGACAAAATATTTTCAGGAATGCGAAACCCTTAAACAGGAACTGTTAAGGTACAAAGAGCTGGTAAAAGTACAGAGTGCCATTATCAACAACAATTAATCAGTCCGGGGCAGTCCGCTGTAACTGTAGCCATATCTTAGGCTGCCCTGGCAACCCGCCTACTTAGCTCAGTTGGTAGAGCATCGGTTTTGTACTCCGAAGGTCATCCGTTCGAACCGGATAGTAGGCTCAAAAATTGAACAATAAACAAAATGAATATGTACGGAAACATTTACAGCTCAAACAAAAGAGGGAAAGTCGGCAAAGGAAGAAAATTTGACCACATCCAGCACATCCCTATCGGGAAAGACCAACGAGGAAATACAATTTACAAACACATTTTCCATCGGACAGAAAACATAAAAAAATCCTGAACGGTTCAACCGGGGTTCGATTCTCCGGCAGGAACAAAAAATTAAAAAATCTCGCAATGAATTTTGGAATATCAGATAAGATTTATACATTTGCAATCGATTCACGCCAAGAATCATTATGTATAAAAGACATGACAGCTATTTTTATGCTGTTACATGACGTATCTTATCTAACAAATAAGCTACTCAAGTCCCTGCGGATTGCTGTATGTCTTTGTACGCAATTGGTTCTTGGCGGAATTAGGGAGGCGAGTAGCTTTCTTTATTTATTAACATTTCAAATTCATACGCAAATGCCAAGAGCCAATGAATCAGAAGTGCAGGTACAAAGTGTACCCACTTCACAGACCAAATCCCAAAGTAAATTAGAAAAAGAAATCATCTCTATCCAGAAGAAAGTATCCAAGCTACAAGAGGAATGCAGACACGAACGAAATGAAAAGTATCGCCTGCTGTGCTACATCCATCAGTATTGTTCAGCACTGTTCCCTTACTTCGACAGAAGTAACCCGGTTGATTCTAAAAACTGGGAAAGGGTACACCGTCTCCAGCTGGATCTGGATAAAGAAATAAAGTAAGGCCGCCACGACGCCAATCAGAACGGCCTTACAAAAAACTCTAAGCTCTTTGACATGTTGACAGACAATAACAAACACGCAGTTTGTCGCTGCGGGCTGGTGAACTACCGGGCAATACTCCGGTAGTGGCGGAAGTCGCGTGTCAAAGGCGCATTAAGCCAGCAACGGGTTGTACTGGAGTACTTAGAAAGAGGTTCGATTCCTCTTACCCGTCACATTTCAAACAACAAAACAAAAGTATGGAAAATAATTCAGAAACAAAAAAGCTGACGATCACGGAGCTTAAATCCATGTCTCCGTTTCAGATTTTAGAGGATACGAGAGTAAGAGAGCGATTCGTTACACTCTACAATAACATCCACAACTCTGAGCAGGGCGAATTATTCTTTGAAAAAGAAAAATACAACCTACAGAGAATCATACAAGCCTCCCCAAACCTAGCAAAATGTACAGGTTTCTCCACATATGGAGTGCTCCTTGACATCGCAAGCATGGGACTTACCCTTGAAAACGCATCCCGGCCCCTTATTTACATCATCCCCGGTTCCGTGAATGTAGGAACAAAAGAAAAACAAACATGGGAACAACGGATGTCCATTGAAATTTCTCCATATGGAGAGCTCGATTTAAGAATCCAAGCCGGACAGCTATTATATGCCGACCGTCCTGTAATCGTATTCGAGGGGGATGAATTTAAGCCCAAGGTAAACGAAACCGGACAGAAAGTGGTAGTCTATTCGGCAGCCATTCCACGGCAAAGCAAAACAATCATCGGAGCTTTTATCAAGTTGACCCGCCCCGATCGTTCCTTTGACTTCTTTTGGATGCTTCCAGAAGACATCGACCGTCTGAAAGGATATTCCTTAAAGAAAAATCAACGGAAAGACAAAGACGGGAATGTATATGGAGACGCCAATGCCCTCTACCATTCAAATGAAGGTCAAATCGACACCGGATTCCTTGAAGCGAAAGTAATCAAGCACGCTTTCAAGACATTTCCGAAATTAAGGTTAGGACAATTCTCCGCTTTACAGCAAGACGAACAAGTCCAGGCCTCCGACTATGGGTTGGATGAGCCAGTATACAACCAAGTCCCGCAAAAAGAAACCGAAGAAGAAGCCGAAGAGACAGATGTACAGGAAATCGCCAAGCAACAGGGCGGTGTAAACATAGTAGAAAACCCAGAAGAACCCTTTTAATTATGGAAACAACAGCACTCTCAACAACACAGGAAGCATTATTACAGGCAAAAGACATCATTGCGCAAAACATTGCAAGTAATGAAAAAGCAAAAGAAGTCGCAAAAATCCTGCTCGCTAAAATAGAAAACACCCCTATCTCAGACACTCCGGAAGTCCGGTTCCTAGACGAAGAGTGTAAAACATTCCTCGGAAAGATAAGCAAGACCATTTCGGCCATGACCGACCGCCGGAAACCAATCACACAGGCATTCGACCAAATCCGGAAACATTTCACCGAACTGGAAAACGAACTGAAAACAGGGGAAGAAATACAGGCAATACAAAATTTCAGAAACGCATTTGCCCGGCATATCGCGGAAATCGCCGCAAAAGAGGAAGAGTCTCGGCGTATCAAGGCTGCCACAGAACAGGAGCGCATCGAAATGCGTGCTTATTTCAAACAAGCCTTTACCAACGACCTGGTAAACACATTAAGCCTTGCATACGATTCGCTTGAAGAAATATTCAACTCCATCACGCTGCAAAACTGCGAGCTAAAAAAAGATGAATTGAAAAACTTCTCATCCGAATACAAACCGGCCACTTTCTCATATCCATACAGGAATTACATTACAAAAGAAGAAGAGATCGCAATCTATGAAGAAATAGCTTCTTCCAAATCTGCCAAAAATGAACTGGAATACAATGAAAAAATCACCGAAAAAATCCGGTACTACCTTGATCGCGTTGATTCAAAGAAACAAGAATTGTTAGAGATCGCGCAAGCAAATGCCGCGGAAAAAGAACGGCTTGCGAAAGAAGCGGAAGAAAGGGCAAAACGGGAAGCGGAAGAAAAAAGACAAGAACTGTTGAACTTCACACAGAAACAACAGACATCCATCGAGGCAGAGAAAACTGAAGCATCCCTCAATACCCTATTCGACCAAAATTATTCTGCCCCTGCGGCGAATGTAAAGAAAACGCTTTCCATCGAAGTAAGCAATCCTGCCGGATACGGACAGATATTCATGTTCTGGTTCGAGCGTGAAGGAAAGAATCTCCCGAACGAAAAGATTGAAAAGAAATCCATCGCACAGATGAAGAAATTCTGCGAGGATATCGCAAACAAGGATGGAGAAATCATCACGTCAAACTTTATTACTTACAAAGAAGTTGTTACGGCAAAATGAAAGACCCATACTATGACAGGTCGGAAATATCCAACTCCGACCTATCTGAATTAAAAAGACAGCTCTACGGAGGAATGGGAATCGACCCCGTTCATGCAAAATTTGGGAACCTAATCGATCACATGATTACAGAACCGAAAAAAGTCGACTATTTCAAACTGACTTGTGCCGGCGAACAAATGACAGAAGGTGATTTCAAAAAAGCAGAAGAAATGAAAAAGGCATTCATGCGCGATGAGTTTGCCAGCCGGATACTTCCACTATCAGACACACAGAAAGTCATGATTAATCCCTGTCAGAAATTCGACTACGACATCCCTTTTACACTGCCCGTCCGATGCAAATGGGACTTGTGGATGCCGTCAATGGGATGGGGAGGCGATATAAAAAGCACCTCCGCGACGACACAGGAACAATTTGAATCCGCTGTAAGGCAATTCGACTACGACAGGCAAAGATTCTTCTACATGAATATAGCAGGCTCCGAGAAAGACGTCTTAATCGGAATTTCCAAAGAAAACTTCCGCGTCTTCAAGGTATTCATAAAAAGAGGAGATGAATTATGGGAATCCGGCCAGCACAAGTGTATGGAACTCGCATTTAAATACTGGACTATGTTCGGAGACTTAAAAAATACAGCATGACAATCACACCCATAGAAGATTTAGAAAAAGAGGTGGACGATATAGAAGCTTATCTATCCACCTTACCGCCAGAGGATGCTAATTTAGCCATAGAGAGAGGGAACGAGCTTTCGGTATATATCGCCCGCACCGGGAAGATGCTTTCGGATGCAAGGTTTTATCAGGACAAGGCACTATCAGAAAGCATCGTTTACAACCTCGGGAAACAAGCTGGTTGCCCTGCATCGGTTCTAAAGCAACTTGTAGAAGCATCCTGTCAGCGTGAAAATCTATTGGTAAACACAATCGAACGCCTAAACCGTGCTGCCACCCATCAGTTAGATTGGCTCCGGACGGTAGTAAGCATGGCAAAAGAAGAAATGAGAAACTCAAACGGAATTAGCCAAAAATGAAAACAATCTCCAATAAAACCGCCGAAGATATTATCCGATGGCTATCAGACTTAAAATCCCGTTTACCTCCCGATTCCATCCAATCGAGAGAGAAGATAAGGAAAATAGATAAAGCAATTAAAAATTTGGGAAATGACAAGGTTAGATACCGAACGACAAAACAGGTTAGAACCTAAACGAATAGAATACGCCATACAACAAATTCAAAAACTTGGAATTGAAGTCAATAAGGTTTCTGACCATGAAATCAACTTCCAGTATAAAGGACATACTATAAAATTCTTCCCTTATTCCGGTTGGGCAACTGGTTCAACTATCAAAGACGGAAGAGGACTAAATGAATTATTATCACAATTAAAATCTTAAAACTATGACAGCAAATTGGTTTGAAGCGAAAGTGAAGTATATCAAGATAAATGAAGATGGTCGTGAAAAGAAAGTAAATGAGGCCTATCTTCTGGATGCCATGTCGTATACGGAAGCGGAAAGCAGAATCACGCATGAAATGGAATCCGTTATTAAAGGTGATTATTATATCAGTAGCCTGAAAAAATCGAATATTACGGAACTGGTTCCTTCGGAAGATGAAAATGATGACCGTTGGTATAAAGCGAAGGTAAATATCATTGATGCCGATGAAGTGAGCGGAAAGGGAAAATCTACGGCACAATATTATTTAGTAGCGGCGGCTGATACCGACAGAGCATTGGAAAATCTGAAAAAGAACCTTTCTACTTTCGTTGTCCCGTATGAAATAGCCAATATTTCAGATACAAAATTCATAGATGTATTTCCGTATTTAGAGTAAATAAAGCTGGCTACATGGCGGAATTGGCAGACGCTCTAATAGAGATGAACACTATTAGGATTACAGTTCGGTAAATTCAGGTTCGAATCCTGATGTAGGCCACAAAAATCAACATTATGGCATACATAAAACGCAAACCCAAGAAACAACCCCTATTCGACAACAAGGTAGTTGTAAAGAAAAGACCCGACTTAAAAGCCAAATTAGACCGCATATTTTCCGAATATATCCGACTTCGGGATGCAAACCCGCAGGGATATACAGTTTGTATTTCATGCGGAAAGATAGTCCCTTGGAAAGAATCGGATTGTGGTCATTTCATCAACCGGAGCCACATGGCCACCCGATTCAACGAAAAGAACTGCAATAGCCAATGCCGGAGCTGCAACCGCTTCGACGAGGGGAACAACATCGGATACATGCGCGGATTAATCAAGAAATACGGACAAGCAGTTATCGAGGAGCTTGAAATCCTCAAACACCAACACTCCCACCTGTCCGACTTTGATTATAAAGTTTTAATCGACCTATACACACAAAAAGTAAAGCAACTCCATGAGGATAAAGGAATCTAACGACAGCTTCGAGATTACGTTTGAATACAACCGCAATCTCACGTGGGCGATAAAAAAACTGATGGGAGTGTGCCCGGGTGCCGAATATGATCCAAAACGCAAATCATTTTTCTTCCCAAAGATATATGCTCCGCAAGTCTATATGTTCGGACAAAAGTACGGCTTCGTATTTACCAAGGAGCATGCAAAAGCGGATTGGAAAATACCGGAACTTCCGGAACTGAAACAGGATATTCCCTTGAAAATGGAATTATACCCCTATCAGAAACAGGGTGTCGCCTACAACATCATCCACAAACGTACAATCATCGGTGATAAGATGGGACTTGGGAAAACCTGTCAGGCAATTGCCTCCGTGCTTGCCTTGAATGCTTTCCCCTGTTTGGTTATTTGCCCATCTTCTTTGAAAATAAACTGGCAAAGAGAGTGGCACATGTGGACTGACAAAAAGGCTTGTATATTGAACAACTCAAACATAAATACATGGCATCTCTTCGCCGCCGGGAAATCGCTTTTTGGAGAAAGCATAAAAAACGACATATTCATCTGCAACTACGAAAGCCTTAAAAAATACTTTGTACAGGACATTGTTGCAAAACCCGGACAGGCTTTCAAACTGAAAGATGTGATTTTTACTCCAAACATCAACCTGTTTAAATCTGTCATAATTGACGAGGCCCACCGGATAAAAGACCCTTCATCCCAACAAAGCAAGTTTACCAAGGGATTAACGTCCGGAAAGGAAGTAATATTCGCTATTTCCGGAACCCCAGTAGTGAACAAGGCAAAAGACCTTGCCTCCATGCTTGCCATCATCAACCAGGTGGACAAATTCGGGGGTTATACAAAGTTTGTTGCTGAATACGGATTCAACGACAATATGGAAGAATTGAACTACAAACTCAACACAACCTGTTTTTACAGCCGGAACAAAAAAGAAGTATTGAAAGATTTGCCAGACAAGATACGTACCACAGTACTTTGCGAAATAGACAACCAAAACGAATACAATTCGGCACTTTCAGATCTTGCCGACTATCTGAAAAAATATAAGTCGGCAACGGATGCACAAGTTGCCCGTTCCATGCGTGGTGAAGTAATGGTAAGAATCGGAGTTCTTAAAAATATTTCCGCACGCGGGAAGCTGAACGCAGTGAAAGACTACATAACGGATGTTTTAGAATCCGGCGAAAAATTAGTTGTATTCATTCATCAGAAAGAAGTAGCTGGATATCTGTTACAAGCATTCCCGGAAGCTGTGACGATAACCGGAGATGATGACATGACAACAAGGCAACGAAACATTGATGCTTTTCAAAATGATTCTGAAACTACGTTAATCATTTGTTCCATCAAAGCCGCCGGCGTAGGATTGACACTCACAGCATCCTCTAATGTCGCATTTGTTGAGTTGCCATGGACAGCGGCCGATACAGATCAAGCAGAAGACCGCTGTCACCGGATTGGAGCCAAGTCTACCGTAAACTGTATCTATTTTCTCGGTAAAAACACTATCGACGAAGATATATACAAACTAATCCAAGACAAGCGCGAAGTATCTAACATTATAACTGGCGGAACCAACGAAGCCATCGAACGGGAATCAGAGTTTGACTTATTAATAAAGAACATAAATATCAAGTGAACTATTGATAAGCTAATACTATCGGTTTTTAAATGAAATTTTTATAGAACTATATTAAAATGATAGAACTACAAGCTATAGGTAACATCGGCAAGGATGCCGAGCAGAAAATAATAGGCGGCAAGGCATACGCCTCATTTTCAATCGGTGTAACAGAAAAAATATCAGACGGGAAAGACAAGACAACATGGCTCCGGGTAATGAAATACGACAGCGAAGGTAAGTTGACCGCATACCTTACAAAAGGGAAAAAGGTTTGGGTACGTGGCAATCCCTACTTTTCTGCTTATGTCAGTAAAAACACAGGTGAAGCCATCCCGGACACGACTATATGGGCTGACAAACTCGTGTTCTGTTCTTCCGGAGAAAAGCAGAACCAGCAAACAGAAAGACAATCCGGGACAAATAATTTCCCCTCACAGGCAGACGACGATCTCCCGTTTTAATCTTAAATAAAGGTATCGAATTAGATACCTTTAAAATTTTAATCCATGAAACTAATATTGATTAATTATGGTGGATGAAATATGGAAAGAAGTTGTAGGATTTGAAGGACTTTACAAGGTATTAAATCAAGGTGAATCACATTAATTGAAAAACTAAAATAAAATGGAAGAAGAAAATGTAGTAATAAAAGGATACAAAGGATTTGATAAAGAATTAAAGTGTAGAGGATTTCTGTATGAAGTAGATAAAGAATATGAGCAAGGAGGAGAAATAAAATGTTGTAATAATGGATTTCATTTCTGTGAAAATCCTTTTGACGTATTTAGTTATTATCCTCCTAATGATAGTCGGTATTGTGAAGTCCATGGCAGCGGAAAATATGATAAAGACAATGATGACAGTAAAGTTTCTGTTTCCAAAATAAAAATCGGATTTGAAATCGGATTAAAAGGACTAATTGATGCAGGCATTAAATTTATTCTTGATAAAGTAAATTGGGAAGAGAGTAAAGCAACCAACACAGGTAACCAATCGGCAGCAACCAACATAGGTGACGAATCGGCAGCAACCAACACGGGTTACCAATCGGCAGCAACCAACACAGGGGACCGATCGGCAGGAACCCACACTTGCTGCCGA